AAAGGATTAATAGATTATGAAAAAGTTTATTATAACTGCAAGTGAAACTGTTTATTATTGGAAAGAAATAGAAGCCGAAAATGAGCAAGAAATATATAATTTAATACATAAAGGCGATTTATATTTTGATAATAACGATATAACAGAAGCAGACCATTTTGATATTCATAGTATTCAAGAAATAAAGGAATAATATAATATGAAAAACATTTTAAGATTAAAAACAATGGCAATATCAATTAATGAAGCAATATATAATAAAATACAATTTAGTTATTATCCAAAACGATAATAGAATATATTATATAGGTATAATCTAGCACATTATGCCTATATAATCCTGACTTATAATGTATAATATTATATTGATATAATCATTTTTAAATTTTGGGTTGAATTTTTGGGTCGTTCTATACTATTTCGATTGCTTAAAAATCATAAATTTTTCATAATGTGGAATAAGATTTATTTGATTTTTGTGTTATCGTGAACTATAATGTTGTAAATGATTGATTAGAAAGGAGTTTTTACTATGAGTGATGGATTGATTAAACAACAAGATTATGTTGAGTTATCTTGGGATGAGTTTGTTGAGAAGTTTGATTTAGTGCCTAGTCCTGATGGTGAAGATATGTGGGACACTCACAAGTATTGGGATGAGTTAAAAGAACGTGCTAAAGAAAATAGAGTATGGACTTATACTGAGGTTGACAATGGCACAGTGATTTGTGAGGGTTTGCACTTTGTCAATCGTTTGGGTTATTATGTTACTGTTAGGCCTTATGACCCTACAGTTGCTTATGATGTTGACTATCAAGAAGATGAGCAAGAAGAAATGGAGAATGAATAATGATTGATGATAGCGAAGTAGTGATTGGTAATGGTTACACATCTTACAGTGGGCCTGATGCAGTGAATCTTGCTAGAGCAATCTCTGTGCGTGCAGGTCTTAGACTTGCTAAAGCAGGTTTGAATATCAGAGGTGTGTCAAAATCAGGATTGCTTAGAATTGCTAGTGAGTACACAGGTAAGCAATACAAGCGTGGAGAGTATGACAAGGCAAGAGAAGATTTAAAGTTATGGATTGAGACTATGGCATTGGCTCTTCCTATTAAAGATGAGAGGACAGGTAAATAATGTACGAGTTTTATTTTGAGGGTCGTAGGCCTAGTAAAGCACAATTACAGAAACATATTAAACAAGCTTTATTGCAGAATGAATATAGCATTGAGCTATCATGGGGTGAGAACATGATAAACTTAGAAAAGCAACGAATCAATGGTGTGTGGGTAGGTCATGGGTGGATGAAAAACATTAGTGGCTATGCTTTAGCAGAATGGATGAATGAAAATTTTAAGCAAAGGACAGACAGATGAAAGCATATTTGATAGACCCATTCAGTGAGTGCGTGACTGAGGTAGATTACTCAGGTAATTACAAAGACATCTACAAGCTGATTAAAGCTGAGTTATTTGATGTTGTTTATATTAACGATAAAGACTGTATTTATGTGGATGATGAAGGCCTTTATAAAAACAATCAGGCTTTCTTTATGATTGATGGTAGTCATCCACTAGCAGGATATGGCCTTGTCTTAGGTACTGATGATGAAGGTGCTAGTATCAGTCCTGAAGCAAGTTTACAGGCAATTCGTGATAGAGTTAAGTTTGTTGAAGTTGACCAAAGGATGTTTTTAGAATGAAAGACTATGGATGGGAAGAACGCAAGAGATTGCTTAGAAACCAACAACACGAAGAATTAGGTGAGAGTTTAGCTAATTGGCTCTTGTTTATCACGATCGTGTATCTTATAATTCATGTTGTTTTAGCATTATGGGGTTAGTATGAAGTTATTTAAAGTGATTGATGAGGATGGTTTTGTCTTACGTGTTGTACGTGATAGGACTGAAGCAAAGCGTCTACAAGCCCTTGACAAGAACATTAAGGTAGAGGTAGTCAAGTGTGATAGAAAGAAGGTTAAAGGCACGTATGAGTGGGCCTATGAGAACGTAGGAGAAGCTTGGTTATGATGACATTATATCAACAATTAGATAAGGAACTTACAGGTGATTGGTCTGATGATACTGATTACCTGATGAGAGTGTGTGAAGATAAACAGAGTGAAATAGATTTAGTCAAGGAAGATGCTAAGTGTTTTGCTGAAGACATTATTAATTTCTTAAATGACTTGACAAGTCCTGAAATGTATGGTCATGCTATCCCTTTAGAAGTTAGAAAGCGTGCAGTTGATCTACGAGACAGTATTAAGAACAGCTATCTGATTGATTAGAAAGGAAAATTTATGCGTTGTTTGTGTTGTAATAAAGCTTTGTCTTCGTTTGAATCTACAAGAAAATCTGCTAGCACAGGTGAGTATTTAGATATGTGCAACAAGTGTTATGGTACAATTAAAAATGATATGCCTGCGTTAGAGCGTACAGACCTAGCAACAGAAGATGACTTTGATGAGGAAGACAATGATTTTTGTCAAGAGGATGGTAGCTATTTTTCAGATTATGAAATAGATGACTATGATGACAGATAGTTATTGACATGGTATTGACAACCCATTATAATACTATATATATACGCTAAGAATCTAAGTATTGTAATAGTTGTGATATCGCTAACAATCTATATAGATATAAGGATAGAATGAAACTAGAAGACCACATTGATGAACTAGAAGCACAACAAGCTCAGGAAGAAGCACACTATTGGTTTGCTTTAACAGATGTTGTCTCCCACATGGAACGCATTGGTGTTGAGCGTGTGCTGATTGATGTAGCTACATTGTTGCAAGAACGTAAAGAGATTAGAAAAAGAAAGGAACTAGATGTTGATGACGATTTCTGAACCAACAAGTACATTCGTAAAACACATTGCTTGTAATGCGTGTGGTAGCAGTGATGCAAATGCCTTGTACACAGATGGTCATACCTTTTGTCATCGATGTTATACCAGGACAGAGGGTGAGGATGTGATTGATTCAAAACCAAAAGAGAGAAAGATGTCTTTAAACTTTTATGATAACGCTAATGTCGGTAGTATTATTGATCGAAATATTAGTTCTTCTACGTGCCAACACTATGGTGTCAAGGTGGCTGATGGTAAGCATTATTATCCTTACTTCGATGATGCTAACAACCTTGTCGCTGTAAAAACAAGAGTCGTAGAGAACAAGACGTTTAGTATTGCAGGTGATTTTAACAAGTCTGCTTTGTTTGGCCAGACTAAGTTTAGTGCAGGTGGTAAGTACCTTACAATCTGTGAGGGTGAGCTAGATGCTATGGCCGCTTATCAGATGATGGGTAGTAAGTATGCTTGTGTCTCTATTCGTAATGGCGCACAAGGTGCATTGAAGGATTGTAAAGCTAACTATGAGTGGATCAATACCTTTGAGAATATTGTCTTGTCATTCGATAGCGATGAAGCAGGACAACAAGCAGTAAAGCAAGTAGCAGAGCTGTTTGGTAGCAAGGTTAAGATTCAGAAGATGACTGCTTACAAGGATGCGTGTGAGTATCTTCGACTGAATAAACAGAAAGAGTATTTAGATTCTTGGTGGGCCAGTGAGCAGTATGTGCCTGATGGTATCGTAGCAGGTAGTGCGCTATGGGATTTAGTTAATCAGCCTGTAGAAGTTGCTAATGTTATGTACCCATTCCAAGGTTTGAATGACTTGACATATGGCGTACGTAAGGGAGAGTTGATTACAATCACTGCAGGATCAGGATTGGGTAAGTCTCAGTTCATGCGAGAGATTGTGTATCATGTATTAAAGAACACGACACCTGATGAGAATATTGGATTGATGTTCTTGGAAGAGTCAGTAAAGAAAACAGCTAAGTCAATTATGTCTTTAGCTATTGATAAACCTTTACATCTACCTGATGCTGTGGTAGAAGAAAGTGAATTGGAACGTGCTTTTAAAGAAACTTTGGGTACTGGTAGGGTATATCTTTTTGATCACTTTGGCTCTACCGATATCAATAATATCGTTAATCGTGTTAGGTACATGGCTAAAGCTCTTGGTTGCAGTTACGTATTCCTTGATCATATCTCTATAATCGTCTCCTCACAAGAGAATGGTGACGAGCGTAAAGCAATTGACGAGTGTATGACTAAGCTTCGTATGTTGGTGCAAGAGACTGGTATTAGTTTGTTTGTAGTATCACATCTAAAGCGTCCTGAGAACAAAGGACACGAAGAAGGAGCTGCAACATCATTAGCACAGTTACGTGGTTCAGGTTCTATTGCACAGTTAAGCGATATGGTCATTGGTTTAGAGCGAAATGGACAAGCTGAGGATTTGATTGAGAGACATACAACACGTGTACGTGTGTTAAAGAATCGCTTTAGTGGTATGACTGGTCCTGCTTGTAGTTTATTGTATGATAAGAACACTGGCAGAATGTTAGAACGTTTTGATGAGAAGACATTATGAAACCTGTTGCATGGATGGAGTTGTATTATGGAGAGCCTAATAATCTTGCATGGACTAATGCTGAATTAAAAGATAGCG